ATCCGGTACACTGCAATGAGTCTTCCTGTTCCATCTCCCAAACCAAGGTTTTCGAGAGCCGTTGGTACCGTGCCGTCCGATTTGATATCGCCAAACGGATTTTTGCGGCTTAACAGCAGCGCACGAAGCGCGGTAAGCAGCTGGTCGTGCCGCCCCTTCTCCAGACTGGCACCAGAGGCCTCCACCACGCTGCAAAGCTCTTCCTGCAACATGTCAAAGTAGTCATCATCCAGATCGGTGGCAGGCGTGCCGGTCTGGGGGTTACCACGGGTAAAACCGTTCTTACCCGCGCCGAACTTATCCTTCTGCGCGGTTTTCGTGTCTATGCGATGCATGGATTACTCCGGATATTTAAAAATTACGTAGGTATGCGACGGGCAGAGTTTGTTAAGCACGCACTCGACAACGGTGTCCCCCCAGATACGCAGTGCGGAATCACAGGGATCGCCACATGTCATCCAGGTGGTGTTGGTGGCGGCTGGCATGTTGACCTGCCAGTAATACCGCCATTCCGGCGCATTCACCGCGTCAGTACAGGCCGATGAGCAGGTGAACGTGCTTTTGTCGTATCGCGTGATGGTGGCGTCTGGTCTGCCCAGGGCAGCAAGCTGTGCAAGGTAAAAATCCTCATTGATGCCGCCCGCCAGATTAACCTTCGCATCCAGCCGTTGCTGACGCTGGCGAAGGGTCTGTGTCCCTGCGGGAATACATTCATCCGGCAGGCCGCAGAGACGCTCCCAGCGGTTTATCAGTTCGGTGGTGGTGCGCGGATCCAGCTCCCGCATCAGGGCATCCGCACGCTGATGAGCACGGGTTAATGACGGTGCCGCACCTGCAATCGCCGGATCGCTGGCTGACCACGCCGGACCGGGCGGCAGCAGTGCCGACAACAGACGGATGTAATCATCGTTTGTCACGTCCATGAAATCGTCCCCAGAACCGCCAGTTCATTTTTTGCAATGGAGATATTGTCCGCCGGTGCAAGCAACTGATGGCTGTATTCCCCGTTCGCACCGGAAATCGCTTCACTGATACGTGACACCTTCAGTTCTCCCTGCGGATAACCATCACGCAGCAGGAACGAACGCAACTCGGCGGTGATGGCAGCCCGTATTTCCGGTGTGTCCGGCGTCACGCGGATATGAAAATCCACTTTATGCGCCACCGGCCTGAACACATACAAATCAGAGCCTGCCACCGGGGCCAGTGGCCCGATATGTTGTCTTGCCGCCGTTTCCGTTGATTCTTCCGGAATGGGATTAATCAGGTCACTGCTGGCAATCATCACACCGACAGTTCCCGTTCCCATCCAGTGACGGTATGTCCATGCGCGGGTAATGCCGGGCACTTCTTTAGCCCAGACGACATAGTCCCCGTCAGCCCCGCCCTGCGGCGTCCAGTAATACCGCTCAATGACGCGGGCGCGCCACGTTTCCAGATCTTCAGTATCGAATCCGCCAGTCAGGGTATCTGCAACACCGGAAGACGGCAGACCATTCACCGGCGTGACCAGGATTAATGCCGTACCGTCGTCAGCGTTACCGACCGCGCCTGTAGTTGAGCAAGTGATCGGCACACGCAGGACACCACCGGAGCTGGTTGCATCGGCAGTTGCCGTGTACTGAACCAGGTCATCGCGCTGAATCACGCTCCCGGCAGTCACCTTCAGGCCATCGCTGACACCTTCCCAGCGCATATACCCGCTGGCAGCCGTGGCCCCCTTGCGCGGACACCGTTTCATCGCAGCATGTCGCGCCAGCCAGGACTCATCGCACAGGTCAGGCAGCATATTCATTGCCAGATAATCGATGTACCCGTAAACCGTATGCAGCGCCGCCGCATACACCTTTGCCCGCACGTCTTCATCCATGCGCCGGAGCGTGTCGCTGACGTCCAGCCTGGCGAATAAATCGTTACGGAGCATACTGATATTTTCTGCCAGCGTCGGGCGCTGAAATTCACTGTCCGCCATGCGTTATCGCACTCCACAGATCATCAAAAGAAATCATTACCGGTCCGTCACGACGCCAGAGAGTGATACTGTTACCCAGCTCATTAATCCCGGTGCGGCGGATATCCAGATCAATACGGGACACCACGCCGTCATCAATCATCCATTGCAGGCATTCGCGGATATACCCCCTTACCGTCTGCACCAGCTGATTGGTCAGTTTGCTGCGCTGAAGCAGCCACAGTCGGGAGCCGTAACGGTCATTCTGTACCGCAGGCCAGGTATCCCCCCACCATCCCATCGGGACGTCGGCGTTGTCATCAGGCTCCGCCCGCCGCCAGGTGAACAGGGAAATCACCACGGCGCGGGTCAGCGGATCCAGCGGTGCGCTGGCGCAGGTGCGTTTACCGTTCACCGTCAGCCACAGTTCCATCATGCCTCCATCGCTTTATCAGGTTTGTCGGTGTTACTTCCCTGACCGTTCTCTCTGTGACGATGCCCGTTATAGGCAAGCCGCATCGCTGACATGGTGGTGCCGCCGGAGTCGCACAGGTCTTTCACCTGTCCTGTCACTTCCAGGTCCATTTCAAAACGTGCCTTAGGCGCATTGCGAAACGTGATCGTTTTACCTGCACCGTCCACCACGATCCCCTCCCGGGTCAGCGTCACGGACTGCCCCTGATCGTCATAGACAGCCACCTCCCCCGTTTGCAGCCCTTTCAGGCGATAACGCCGATCCGACACCGTAACAACCACCGCATGAGAACGGTCGCCATCCGGAAACAACACCACCGCTTCCGCACCGCTGTTTGCCCTTGCGGTAAAACCGTAGGGTTCAAGATGTTCAACCCCGGCTTTGGGTTCACCGGCAATCAGGGACACATCCACGGTCTGACATTTCGTGGCGGCACTGATGCTTTTCACCACGGCCCGCCCAATCAGGCCGAGGAGTTGTCGCTGCATGGCTTCAATCGTCCTCATCAGAACGGGTCCTCCTGTACTCTGGCTTTTTTCTTTTTCCGCGCGCCGGGGGCTTCGGGTTCAGGCAGATAAGCATCAGGTGGGCCGACACGGATTTCCGTCAGGGTGCCGTTCTGGTCCTGAGTAAACGTGACTTCCGAAACAAGCAGTTCGGTATTGTCGAAACCACAGACCGGATCAAAGACAATCACCCGCTGGTTGGGCTGCCACAGCGTACCGTTACCCTGTCGCCAGCCCTGCACCACATAGGTGGTTTCATCCGTCCGCGCCGCCCGTTGTCGGGCTTCAAAGTCCGCACGGGCAATACAGCCTGCCCCCGTAGCCTGCCCTGTCTGCCTGATATACATCGGACGGTAACGGGCAATAAATGCGTCCTCTGTGCGGGCCCGCAGCGCGGTGGTGGTGGCCTCACCGAAATCATCGTCGTTTCCGGCACGCTGCCCCGCCACCTGGTAAACAGAAAACCGCTCCCGGATACTCTTCTCCGTATCGCAGGAAAGGATGTTTTCCCCGAGTACCAGCGCAGTATGTGCCCGCGTTGAGCCAATACCGCCAATCACCAGCCTGCCGTGCGGGTCGTCGTAAGCCAGTGCCTGCTGCTGACCGAGTATTTTGTTGATTACCTCAATCACCGTTTCACCGTGATCAGGCTGGACATCAGGAATAACACCCGACGGCGCACCGTTGTTCACCACCTCAATGCCGAAAGGCGCAGCAAGCGCCTGCGCAATCTGTACCAGCGATCGTCCGTTAAACTGTGTCGGTTCGGCTGCACAGTCAATCAGGTCAGCGGTCAGACTGCGTCCGGCAATACCGGTGCTGACCGAACGGGCATCGTAACGAACGGGCGTCGCCTCCACCCAGCCGGTGATCACCAGCTCATCACCAATCAGCACCTCCACTTTTGAACCGTTTTTAATGCGCGGCTGAAGCGTGGTAATACCCTCATCTCCCGGCCACTGGCGGGTGATCTCCACACTGAAATCCCGCGCCAGCCGTTCAATACCGGCACCGATGCGCACCGATGTCCAGCCATTCCACTCCCGGCCATTTACCCGTAGCGTGACATTGTCGTTCATTGCACTGGCACCTTCAGAGGGATCACCGGCACAAAGCCGGGATGCGTAATGGCATTACGCCGGATAATGTCCGCGTCACGCGCCGCGTTATCAAACCAGGTCGCCGCCAGCACCAGCGCGGGTAAAACCTCATCCGGTGTGCGCTGAATGATCCGTGCAGACTGTTCAAGGCGCGTGTTGATATCCGCATTCAGATCTGCTTTCACCCGGCGCAGCGCCAGAAACAGCGCATCACTGGTTGTACGGGACAACTCCTTATCAATTGCCGTATTCAGTGTGTCGCGAATGTCAGTCAGTTCTTCCCACGTCGGCAGGTCAACCGTGTTTTTCACCGCCGGTGCATTGTTCAGTGCCGGATGCGTGACGGAAGGCCAGCCAGTGCTCTGCGCAGGTGTTGTTGCCTGCCCCACTGCGGAATTCTGCATCACCGCGGAAGTTGTTGGCGCAGGCAATCGGGTGACGGCATACGCCGCTTCGCTGATTGCGGTCGTACGAAGGGTGCTGGCAACCACGTTACGCTGCTGCGTCGCCGTGGCGGTGGTTTTACTGTCCGTTTTCCAGACGCCGCGCGGTTGCAGATCGCTGCCGAGGCTGACACCGGAAAGCGTTTTGATCATGGTGACCAGGTCGCTGGCGTTACCATAAAGGCGTTTCCCGGTACGCCACATTTTCTGCACCTGCTCAACGAAATTTTTGCCTGACGATGGCGGAGGCAGAAGTACCGAGATATCCCCCTGCAACAGCCTGGCGGCATCCGATACGGCAGAATCCACCACTTTCATCGCATCAGAAACATACCCCAGCATTATGCTGGCATTACCGATAACGTCGTTCTGCACGAAATCCGCCACACCATCGATACTGAAACCGCTGAAGCTGTCACTGATGCAGTCATCCAGTGCAGAACAGGATGACATCAGCGTCTGCGCCGTCGCCGCACCTGATGTGGGGTAAGAGAGTTCTCCTGCTTCGACAAACTTCAGGTCAAAGCGGACAATACGCCCTTCACTTTTCGATGTGCTGACCCGAACTTCCCCGTCAACACAGACTTTCAGCTCACCATATGTCGGGTGGACAAGCGTGCCGGGACCGGGTTTATTCAGCGCGTCAATCAGGCGATCGCGCTGGTCAAAGCAGTCATCTCCCACCACATAAGCTGTGATGGACGGGCGGAAAGTGACTTTTCCCAGATCTTCGGTATAGGGCTTGTCGCGGTTCGGGTATTCATGTGTTTCCACACGGCGACCGGTTCCCGCACTTTCTTCTTCAACCTTAAACGGCACACCTCGAAATGATGCTTCAAGTAGCTTTTCACGCCAGCCACTTCGAGAATCAGAGGATAGGTACGAAGAAATATGAGAAAAATCCATGCCGTCACCTCAAATAAAAACCGCGTGTAAACGCGGTTTTTTTATTAGGTAATAAAATTAAAGATCATAATCAAAATTATGAGTATCTATTCTACATGATGAATAAGCAATTCCGCTTTCACCACTAATATTTACGCCAGCCTTTACCTTCCCTGTCTTCGTAACATCAACAAAGAATTGCCCTCTTGGCATTTTAAAGGCAAAAGAGAAACCAATAATTTCCGAGTCAAAGTCATTTTCATCCTCACTAATTGGTACAATAAAAGCCAATGGTGCAGATTGTGAGTTATTTTCAAAATCAAAAACACCAATTCCTTTATTAAACTCGTAGGATGCTTTTTTTATTAAAAGAGTTCCACTTGCCGACTTTGCTGGGCATATTACAGACAGTCTATTTATTCCCCCTACATCTAGATCTATATTCTTATCTGCTGAAGTTTTAACGTTATCTATAAAGTATGTAGCAAGCTGCTTTTCCGTTACTGGCTTCGCAAAGGAGTTTAATGGCAATCCTGCAGCCAACAACAATATAAACATTTTCTTCATATTCTCTCCTACATTCAGCACAAACTTTACCACTCAATAACCCTACTTGATTAAAGTAGGGTTATTATCGTCTGAATGGAGAATACCCCACATCGTGCGTGATTTTCATCAGGGGATCGGCTTTGCCCGGTACATCAATTATCTTCATACCTGGCGGAGCATTCTCGAACGTGACTTTCAGTTCGCTGTGCTGTGTCATGGAAGAAGATGGATTCAACAACGGAACATTGGGTTTGTACTGACTCAGGCTCGCCTGATACTGCTCGTACTCTTTACGATCAAAAAAAGGCGTCCAGTCTGAAGCCAGAAACAGCCCTTTATTATCCAGCCAGTTAACCGTATCTTCAGGAACAACACTTTCCAGAGTATCTTTAACCGGCTCATACATCAGGGTTCCCAGAAAACCATATACCCCGGCCTTCCCGATAAAGCCGCGGCCTTTCCCCATCAATCCCGTTTCTGCCGATACCTTCCCCAGCGTACGCATCTCTCTGGTCACTGCGGTAATGGATTTGGTAACGTCAGCAACCCATTTGGTTGTCATAAACAGGGCGATCGCTTTCAGAACAGTTTCCCATCCCCCCATCGCCTGCGCCGTTTCATCCACCACGCGCCAGACTTTTTTTATGACAGGACCTACGGTTTCCCAGTTATCAATAATGAGGTAAGCGCCACCGACCAGAAGAGCAATCAGCCCCTTAGCAGGCGTCATATTCATCACACCGCCGAGAACTTTCATGATTCTGGACAAAGAGCCTGCAGCGGCCCCCACTGTCAGTAAAGCCAGACCGATTTTAGCAATGGTCTTAACGAGCTCCGGGTTTTCACGGACAAACGTTCTCACTTCCTCAAGGAGCGGTTTTACCGCTTCAAGACCATCATTAACCTCAGGAAGAAACGTTTCCCCCAGAGTGGAAGAAATGGCATCAAGTTGATTTTGCAGAAGTAAAAGCTGGTTTTCCGTCGTCGCTGCCCTCGAAGCATATTCCTTCTGCATCGAACTGCCATACTGCTGGGAATCCGCAACCCGCCTGAAGTTGGTACGCAACAAATCAAGGTTAGTCAGCAGAGGTGCTATCGCGCCCAGAGACTCTTTCCCGAACAGGGCATTCAGCACAGCTGCCTGTTTTTCTTTAGGCACTTTAGCCATCGCATCCAGTACAGACAGCATGGTGCCCCGGGCATCTTTCTGCATATCAGCAGCTAATTTCTTCGGATTGATCCGCAGAAAACGCAATGCCTGTTTCTGCGATTTTGTCGCGGAATTTCCCGCGGTCAGGGAAAGCATGAAGTTCTTGATCCCTGTGGCGGCAATTTCTGACTCCACACCCATCCCGGCAATGGTTGCCCCCATCGCCGCGATTTCGCCGGAAGCCACACCAGCAACACCACCTAAAGGACCAATACGCGTAACAATATCGGAGATTTTCTTCGCATTCGCCGGGCCGGTATTACCAAGGTAGTTGATTTTGTCAGCCAGCCCGGCCACTTCATCCTGCGTCATATTAAACGCAGTACGCCACTGGGCCATCATCTGCCCGGACTCTTCAGCCGTGGTATCAAAGGCCACGCCCATCTTCACCGCATCAGTGGCAAACTGCATCAGTTCATCACGTGCAATCCCGGCCTGACCGCCAGCCGCCACAATTTCCGCGATCCCGTCTGCAGACATGGGAAGCTCAGTAGACAAAGCGCGTACCTGCTCCGTCATGGCCTTAAACGCATCCGGCGTATCCAGACCGTCCACCACTTTGCGGACATCAGCCATCTTCGATTCAAGGGTGATGGCTGATTTTACAGGGAGTGCCAGTGCCCCCATTATTGCAGTACCCGCCCCGGCAGCGCCCAGAGCAAGGCTGGAGACTTCTTTTTGAAACCCCTTAAGCTGACGCTGCATACCTTTAAGCGGGCCGGATAGCCTGTCAACGGCGGTGATGATGGCTTTCAGCTGAAAATTATCAGCCATGCTTCATCTCCTCATTTATACGGACGGCCTCTGCCTCCAGATCAGCAAAGTGGGAAATAGCCGTCCGGCGAAGTTCAAGGGGGTTTAATTTCCAGAACCACGCGACATTGTAGAATCGCTTCCGGAGGTCTCTTCCGTCTCCAAGCCGGTAAAAAAACGCATTACAATCATGCCTGCCTTGAAAATATCCAGCTTCGTCATCTGCGCTGCAGACGAGCGCGGGATCCCGGCCAGAAGCGGGATATATTTCAGCGCCACCTGACTGTCCATTTTCATACCACCATCAGGCGAAACAGAGAAAGGGAACCCCAGCGCCTCAATCTCGTCATACGTAGGCTCACGTATTTCCAGCACATGCAGTGTTTCTTTGTGGGCGATGATCGGTTTTTTAAGTACAAGCTCAATCACTGGTAATCCCCTTCTTCACCGTGGAACTCAAGATCAACCGTGCCTTCTTCGGCATTATGGTTCGCTTCACCGTGCAGCCAGGCGGACGACAATACATAGACCTGACCGTTCGCCAGCTCGGCAGTGATTGTCATCTCATCAGACGAGGTGATTTTGCTCACCGGAAAATTCTTCGGCACCTTGAAGGTCCCTTTGACATAAGGTGCACGGTGAGTTTCCTTGCGGTCCACTGAACCGTCCAGGCCGATGATGTCATCATTAACCGTCCTGTTCATGGGCACCTCAATGCCGCCGGTCAGCGATAGCTGCTGACCGTCAATTTTGAAATAACAGGTTCCCCCGATACGGGCCATTATGCAGACTCCTCTGAATACTGAAGACGGAACTGGTTAACCACGGCAAAGACACGCAACTGGTTAACATAGTCAGGCGGGAACAGCGTGTTCAGGCGGTTCGGATCGCTGGCATCACGCTCCACAACCAGGTACTGCTTAAACAGTTCGTAGTTTTCCACGATCCCCGCACGCTCAAGCTGACGGTAGGTTGCCAGCAGTTCCCCTTTGATCACCGCCGGGGTGACAATCGCCTGACCGGGACCAAAGCGGGTACCGTCACTGGCAAGCTTGTGACGCCCGTACTTACTGGTAATGACGGATTTCAGTTTGCGCAGTACATACGCGCTGGTATGCAGCGTCTCACTGTCGAGGTAGCTGTTATCCGCAACCCCGTAAGCGTTTTTCCTGTACGTGGTGACATCACGCTGAATGCGCAGCACCCCGCTTTCGACATACGCCGTTGCCACGCCATGAGACAGCAGGGTCTGTTGTTCGGTCATCGTGAACCGTTTCCCCTTCGGCGCAGGCAGCATACCCACCAGCTCACCGGTCTGCGTGGGACGTGCCGGATCGTTGCGAATAAACACCGCTGCGCGGGCGGTACGGCTTGCCGCCAGCTCGTCGGCAGGCGTCTGGGTCTCTTTTTCGTACCCCGCCAGGGTAATGTGCTGCTGGTTAAACTGATCACCTGCGGTCACCAGTTCTGACAGCGTGCCGATCTTTGCCGTATACACATGACCATACAGCTGACGCGCATAGCTCCAGCGACCGCTGGTATCGTTCATCTCGGTCACCAGCGTGTTAACGGAGGCAGTGTCGTTGAACGGCAGACCGATATAATCAAACGGCTCATCCGCCATTGCAGCCACCGCGCCGGTGAGAACAGGAGCGCCCGTTCCGGCGGTCCCCGCCGCCACGGCAATCTGTACGCCCGCTGGCAGCACTTCGCCCCCACCAAAGCCGTAGTAATTGAGGCTGACAGGAATTTCATTCCCGCAAAGCCCCTTATGACGCGCGGTCAGCGTGACCACGCCTGCCGAAGATGAGGCCGTAAACGGCAGAGCCGGAACGGCATTGATGGCATCCTTGATACTGCTGGCAATCGTCGCGACGTTATCGCCGTTGGTCACCGGTGCCTGCACGCGGGTACGTCCCACATAAACATTTACCGTGCCGGTTTCGGTTGCCGCCCCGGTCACCGTCAGCGTAACCGTTGCCGCCGCGCCCGTGGATTCAGGAACGGCAATCACATACAGCTCACCAAACGGGTCGGTCTGGCGATAAGCCTCGACCATACGCGCCAGCTGACTTCCCGCACCACAAATCTGACGTGCATAGTCTGCCGACGGCATCAGCACCAGACTGTTGGCAACAATCTCTGCACCGTTATTGGCATGACCAATCAGCAGTGATGCTCCGCTGTCCTGTGCAGTATTCGCCGCCTGGTTATCCATTTCCGCATAAAACAGCGGAACCAGCGTATTCGACGGAATGGTGTTAAAGCTTATCGTCATCGGTATTCACCTTTTCATTCACGCGCCGGATATCACCCACTGCTTCACGGCGCAGCCAGTAGTTGTTCTCATCAACATTTCGCCCCTCGGCGGGCAAAAGGTCGCCGCGGGCAGGGTCAGGTACCGACCGCCCTTTAACAGGTTTCACAAACATGATGATCCTCAGGAAGGAAGGGTTATTTCGGTGTGATGTTCGATATCGCCGTCAGGCCCGTTACCGGGATCGAGATAATCAACATCAATCGCCAGCGTTCGCAGTTCATCCAGACTGTTCAGCTCATCCTGCTGGCGGGTATCGTCTTCAGTCAGCTCGCTGATGACCGAAAAATCGAACTGATAAATCAGCTCATGACGATTCAGATCCAGCAGCGTGCCGCCGTCATAGGTAATCGGGTTACCGCACGCTTCCGGGTTCCAGCCCAGCAGGGCCTTAAAGAGCATCTGCCGGACATCGTCCACCACATCATACGAGGCAAACTGACCGCGCTCATCACGCCCGTTACTCAGTATGACAACCACGGAGAAGCCCTCTTTCAGCTCCTGCCAGTAGTCGGTCTGGCTTTTGTTTTCTCCCGGAGAGTCATCACCCGGTACCACATACGCCGCCGGGAGTCTCAGCTTTCCGACCTCCGGCAGATTTTTGAACTGTGCCGCGCCTGCCACCCGGTTTTCAAAATACGGGCAGCGGGCACGCAGCGCAGCAATAACAGGCGTCAGTTTCATCTGTGTCGTCGCTCCGGCTTCAGTGATTTACGCAATTCCCGCGCCAGAAAATAGCGTGTCCAGCTGCGGTTCTTTTCAAGAGTTTCCACCATAAAGTTATTACGTGGAGCCAGCCGCCAGCCGCTGCCACCGGATGCACCACGATGATGACTACGACGACGTTTTGCTCCTCCCCGGACACCAAAAAACAGAAACGCCGGATAGAAGTCACCAGAGATCATCCGGTTCCCCTTCCCGTTGCGCTGGTTAGGGGCAATGCGTGTCATAAAACCGGCTCGCTTTTTACTGGCTCTCGGCACCATATAACCAATCGAACGTGCCAGGCGTCCGGTCTGATAACCGGGGTTTTCACCCGGTGCCGACCGCGCACGGCGCATCACCAGCCGACGGGCATCACGCATATGACGCTGCCCAATCGTGACAAACGCCCGCCGGACACGGGCGCGGTTAAAGCGCATCTCCGCGGGCTGCTGAACATCAACGTGAAAAAAGGGAGTCGCCATTGCTGCCTCCGTGACTCTGCGTAAATTCGCCCAGCTCCGTACACTCCAGCAGCAGAAAGCGCCGCACCCCGTTCAGATCGCGCTGACGTTTCACCCGGTACACACTGTCACCGCAGACCACCTCATAATCAGCGGTGATCCCCCGGCGGTAACGAATGGTGATGTAATGGGTGATGGCGTCCCCGGTCTGCGCGGTTTCCTGCCAGGTGGTGGCACTGGTCTGGATAACCTTCGCCCATGTCCGGAACGTAACCGGGTATTGAGGCTCCACGCCAAAGTTATCCGCGGGCATATCCACCCGCTGGCGGATCAGGACGCGTTTATTCAGTTCGCCGGGGTCCGGCAGAATGTAGGTTGCGCTGGTCTGCGCCTGACGAATTTTCATTGCGGAAAGTACCTGTACGGGCCGACAAGCCAGCCAAAACTCTGCGGCATGTCGAGTTTCTCCACTTCCGTAACCGACGAGCGGTTTTCGTAAAAATGGCTGATAAGCATCAGCATCCCCAGACGAATATCATCCGGCAGGTGCAGCCCGTCCGGATCGCTGTCCGGAATGGTTTCATCCGGTGCATAGAGCTTCCGGTTCAGATATGTTTCCGTCCGCTTTTGTGCCGCACAGGCCAGCAGTTGCAGATGGCGGTCATCAGCATCGAAATCCTCATCCAGCCGGAGTTGGGCTTTAATCTCTTCCATTGTCAGAAGCATACTCAGCCCTCTTTACTGGTCGTGGCTTTTTTCTCTTTTGCCACTTTACTGCTTTTTGCACTGATTCCGCGCTCTGCTAACCCGGCCTGAAGTGTAATCCCCTGCACCCGGGCAGGAAGCGCCCCGTCGTCATACTCACCGGCCCGAATGACCTCAACACGCATACCGTCCGGTGACCATTTCAGATCTTGTTTCAGGATCATGATTCTTCACCCGTCAGAACAGGGGGCGCGGTTCCGCGCCCCTGAGTGATTACGCCGCTGCAATCTTCAGCAGTTTGATGGCCTGCGAATCGACCAGCATCCCGCCGGTGCGCTTGGTGGTATAAAAACCGACAAACGGTTTATTGGTGTACGGGTCACGCAGAATGCGGGTGCCGATACGGTCAACGATGGTGTAACCCCGTTTGAAGTTACCAAATGCAATGGCTTTCGCATCAGCGGCGATATCCGGCATCTGTTCGTTTTCAGCGATACCGTAACCCGCCAGAGAGGACGGCTGCCCCAGTTCCAGCCCCGGACGCCACAGATAGTTACCCTCGGTGTCTTTCAGCAGACGGATGGCAAACAGGCTGTTGTTGTTCATCATGAACTTCGCGCCAGTGCGGTGTGCCTTACGCAGCGTGTAAATCAGTTTGATAATGGCGTCTGCGGTCACCGCGGTCGCTTCGCCGGATACAATATGCTGAAGTTTGCCGAACGCCCGGACCTTGTCGGTTTCATCAGTGGATTCATACGCCAGGAACCCTTTCGGCTTCTTGGTGCCATCGCCTGAGGTAAAGGCAATTTCTTCCTGTTCGGCAAATTCGGTTGCCAGCTCGCTGTTGATCCAGGCCTCCACGTTGAAGAAGGCATCGTCCAGCATTTTCTGGGTAGCCTGCGGGTTGCCGTAGATTTCCCCCATGAGAGGTTCAATCAGCTCCAGTCTGGAGGTGGCAGTCTGGGATCGCGTATCCGTTTCCCCCACCCATCCGGAAGCCGTACCGCCCAGATTCACCAGTTTTTTGTAGTCGGAACCGCCAACGGTGATCACCGTGGCTTCCTGACGCATCACCACTTCATCTTTCAGCAGGTTAAGAATGTTGCGATCCAGTTCTTCCGGCACGGCGTAGCCACCGTCTTCATCGGTACCCACCTGCAATGCCTTACGCTCCAGATCGCGCAGACCGTCTTCACGGCCTTTACGCAGGAAGCCCACAAACGCCTCTTTATGCTCGGTGGCCAGTTTATTTTGCGCTCCACCTGCCGGACGTTTCAGCTCAAGCAGCTCTTTTTCAAGGTCGCTTTTGAGATTTTCCAGCTCGCTGAGTTTCCCGTTCAGGGTTTCCACCTGCCCGGCAAGCTTGCCTTTTTCCTGCTCAATCGCATCCACGCGCTTGTCGTTCTTTGCTTTGAAGTCGTCAAACTTCTGCTGCAGCTCCTGCGCGACCTGTTCGACATCTTTAATATCAACCGCCATCGTATTTCTCCTGATTAGAAGTTCAGATTTTTCAGTGCATTCAGTGCAGAGCCCACATCCTCAGCGTCGCGCAGGGACAGTGCGCCATAGCCCCCGGCCATGAATGCTTTGGCCTGGGTACGGGAGAGTCCGACATCACGCAGGACTCTTTCGATTTTTTTCTGTTCGGGGATTTCCCCGCGGGCCAGTGCGTTCTTGACGTCGCTGATCCGCGCCTCGTCGTTAGACGGAAACGTCACCAGGCTGACTTCCCAGAGGTCGATTTCTTTCAGCAGAAAGGCTTCTTTGCTCCGGTCGTATTCCCAGTCTTTCAGGACGTACCCAATAGAAAGGCCGGTTAACGAACCGGCCTTCATGTGTGCATGTGCACGTTTTGCGAGGGGATCATCATCAATAAGCAACCGTCCCCTGACGTAAAGCCCGACATCGTCTTCCTTCATTTCGGTGTAAACACCGATGGGTTCATCCATGCGGTGCTGCCAGAGCAGCGCAGGTAACGCTTTTCTGTCACTCCACGCCCGCAGGGAAGCAGCAAATGCCCCGGACATCACCACATCATCGTGGCTGTCCTTTACACCAAAGACGGAGCCATACCCTTCAAACTCACCGGAGTCACTGACAGATTTCAGACTCAGCGGTACATCAAGACGTTGTTTCGTCTGCATTGGCGTTATCCTTCTGCTTACCGGCCTTACTGCCATCGGAGGGTTTCGTGGTCATGTTCATCGGTGTGAGATAGACATCACCACCGGGACGCGGATTCATATCTTCCAGGTCGCGGCAGTCATTGGGAGAGTAAATTCCCCAGTTGATCCCGGTGGCGTAGGCTTCAAAACGGGACTTCATATCCCCGCGCAGTAACGCCCCGGCGTTAAATTTGGCGTAATAAACGCCCTGCTTACTTTTTCGTACCAGTCCGGTGTTGATCCGCTGTTCGATGCGGGTCAGATACGGCACCAGTGAATAGTTGATAAATCCCAGCCCCAGCTCTTCGATATTGTTGAAGGTGGCGCGATCGGTGTTCTGCACCATGTGCAACGGCACCCGGAACAGACGACAGATTTCTTCAAGCTGAAACTTGCGGGTTTCCAGGAACTGGCTGTCCTCGGCGTTCAGCGCCATCGACTTCCAGTCCAGCCCCATCTCAAGGATCATCGGGCGGTGAGCATTGCCAAGCCCGGTGTGACGCTCCTCAAAATCTTTCTTCAGGCGCTCATAAGCCTGATCTGACAGCGTCTGCTCTGTACGCAACACACCCGACGTCACCGCGCCATTGCTGAACAGTCTGGCCCCGTGCTCTTCGGTCGCAGCTGCCAGCGATATTGCCTCGCGGGCATAGGCGACGGGATTCAGCCCCACCAGTCCGTCCAGCGTCAGCGTGCGCACATGCCAGATATCCTCCTGGCTCAGTACATCCGTGGAGCCATCCGGGAATGTGACCTGATAGATCGGCTCCCAGCTACTGTTAAGCTTCGGTACCACACAGCCGGGATCGACGGGCAGCAGTTCAGCCACTTCGCCAAATGCTTTCACTTTGTAGGCGTAAAAGTTTCCCCGCAGACACAGACAGGTGACCACCAGCTCCCAGAACTCCTGCGGCGTCATATAGCCATTGGGATGCGTGGAGATCAGCTTATGCAGACGTTCGCCAGTGGCTCTCTGCTTCAGGCTGCCGTTCAGGTGATACAGGTTGCAGGGCAACATCCCGACCGACTCCGCCAGCACTCTGACACAGGAAAAAACCGCCGTCAGTCGCATGGCCCGCTGGCTGCTGATCTGCTTTCCGGTATAGGTGTCGTAGGACAACCCGATAGCATCCGCCAGCTCTGCTGGCGTGGTCACCGGTGCATCACTTTTTCGTTGAAATAATCCCGAAAAGAACACTATTTACCTCCGCCGACAGACGACTGTGTACGGTCGAGATATCGCGCCACCAGCCACGACCAGAACAGGCACAACGCCCCGGCAACAACAAACCCCGCCGGGGGATAAATCAGCCAGGCACCATACGCCAGCAAAAGCGCCCCCAGCACGCCCACCAGAGGCGCGAGAATCAGCATGATCATAATTACCTCAGTTAAAGCGAGCGGATCCCATAGGACTCAATGTGGTCAGACAGCGTGTCTTCTTTCTCGTACAGCATGGCTCTGCCAACCGCCATAATCAGTGCAACCGCACCATCGATTTTGTTTTCCGCCTGCTCTTTGACGGGTTTCACCACATCATCGTTACCCGGCATGTTTTTGCCGACCACGTTGCCGATACACCAGGTCATGATGGGATTGCCGTCATGATGAAAACGTCCCGATTCAATCGCTGCTTCCAGCTCTTTCATCGGATCGGACATATTGGTGAAGTTCTGGAAGATAGTGACGGGATTCAGGTCTTCATCAGCAAGGTCATGTGACAACCCGGTCGCCCCGAAGGGGTCGATGGGTGACTCACTGACCGGGCTGATTTTGTTCGCCGCTTTGGCCTCCTCGAGGATGTAGCGATAATCCACCTCCGCACCATCGGTAACGGTCAGAACGCCCATTTCCACCCATTTCTGAAAGCGTTCGGCTGTCCGGCGATCTTCATTTTTCTCGACGCTGTACACCGTGTCATACGGTACCCAGAAACGCGGGGCCACACTGTAGTAATGCGTTTTACCGTCAATCTCGCGGGTATAAAGTCGCGCCATGCTGTTCATATCCAGCTTACGCGCCAGGTCAAAGGCCAGAATGCACGGCTGCCCCTCGAACTGCTCAAGGGTCAGTGATTTATCCTCGCAGCTCTGCCAGCTCACCAGGTTGAAATACGCCGAACGCGCCGACACCCAGATATTAAGGTGTTTTGTTTTAAAGACGTTTGCCAGACGGGCGTTATTTTTCGCACGCTGCTGCTGACTTAACAAAAATTCGCGATAAACCGACACGCCAATATTCGGGTTAGCTTTTTCCAGCACCTGCGGGTCGGTCCAGTCATCGCCTTCGTCAACGGTATAGATGATCCCGAACAGTTCATCGTTAGGCACCGAGCCGTTGAGCATCTCGATGACTTCCCGCCGCTTGTCGTAGCACGGCCCCTCAATGTTGTACCCGGCGGTGGTAATGGCCCACATCAGTGGCTGACGTCGCGCCCCCATCCCGGTAAGCATCGTGGTATAAAGCGCATCGGTGGCGTGCTCGTGATATTCATCCACCACGGCACAGTGGGGTGATGAACCATCACCGGGGTTACCGATCAGCGGTTCAAACCGCGCACCATCCTCCGGACGGTTCATGTTTGAGGCGTTAACCTCAATCCCGAACGCTTCCGTCAGCATGGGTGTGCGTTTACACATCAATCGTGCCGGACGAAAGACTTCCCACGCCTGTTTCTCTGTCGTGGCACCGGAATACACTTCCGCGCCAAACTCGTTATCACAGGCAAAACAATACAGGGCAACACCGGCAGAGATTGCCGATTTGCCGTTCTTACGGGGAATTTCGGTATACACCTCCCGGAAGCGGCGCAACCGGGTGCCTTTATTGACCCAGCCAAACGCACAGCAGATCACAAATAGCTGCCACGGCTCCAGCGTGATGGGCATCCGTTTGAATGCCCACTCCCCCTTGGTGTGCGGCAACAGCTGAATAAATTTCGCGGCCCGTTCAGCCAGGTCCTTGTCGAAGCGGTAACGAAACGACTTACTTTTTTCCGCCATCAGGTCATCAAGATGGCGCTGGCAGGCCTGAATCACAAACTGGCAGGCCACAATCTTTCCGCGAACGACATCCCGGGCATACTGATTGGCAGCATTTACGTTGGGGTAAGATTTCCGGCTCATGATTCGATAATTTTCAGAAACGGGTTAGTGGCTTTCTTCTGCCCCGCCAGGCCAATCAGACGCTGGCGGCTGCTGGGGTCGAGTCCGAGCATTGCCCCCGTACTGCTCATCTCGGACTCCTGTTCTTTTTTGGCGGTCAGCTCAGGATTTTTGACCATACCGCCCATTGCACCGGTGATGGTGTTGCCCTGTCTGGCAATATTTTTCACGGCACGTCGCCAGAACTCATAGGCCACGCACCACCGCTCAAGTACCGCCAGATCAGTCACGCACAGCAGGCCCTGACCGCAGAGTTCTTTGGTTGTCAGTTGCCACATGATCGTGGCGAGAGGGAGATCTTCTTCTGCGAACCACTCCGGTGGCTCAACACCTTTTATGGGCGTAAAAACAGGTTCATCTTTATTCAGGGCTCGCTTGCCGGGGTTTCCGGCCAGCGCCTTGCGCGCCGTTGGCTTGGGGCGACGCCCGGAACGCCCCGCCGTTCCAGCCATATGCGGCACTCCTGGTTAAATTTCATTTTTCGCGGGTATAAAAAAACGATGGGGCGGGCAGTCCGGAAGACGTCAGGTCACAGAGATTTGACCCGCCCCTCCCCTCTGGCTGTTGAGAATAATTATCACTTAAGCCGTTCACGGGCCGTCTTCGCCTTATGACACGGCCAGCACAGACTCTGCAGATTGCTGTCGGCATCTGTGCCGCCATGCGCTTTAGGAATGATGTGGTCAACGGTTTTCGCCTCACGTACCACACCAGCACGCAGACATAACTGACACAGGCCTTTGTCACGCTTCAGCACACGCACGCGAATAACATCCCACTTAGAACCATAACCGCGCTGATGACGGGATTGTCCTGGCTTGTATTGCTTCCAGCCCTCGCTTTTGTGGCTTTCGCAATAGCCTGACGGATCAGTAGTGGTATTGCGGCAGCCGCGAACGCGGCAGGCTTTTGGGGTTCGTGGTGGCATGTAAAATATCCATAATGAGAGACTACTTGTCTCTCTCATATAAAAATCAATCTATGAACACGACAATTCTAGAATATATTTTTCCTATTTTTGATAAGTAGCACTTTTTATTTCCACCAGTCATAATATATTGACTATAATCAGTCCTGAGTTGTTTCCATTCAGCATGTATACTTTTATCTTTAATCCCCTCTTCACATAAAACCCATGCTCTCACTGCATTCTGATATGCTGATTTAAGGTTTTCTTTCTTGAAATATAGCTGTGCTGCATCATCAACTCGGTGAACAACAGCATTATACTGCTGTTCAACTCTTGTTCTAGCTATTCTGTATTGTGTGGAATTCCAATTATCGGGCATTGCCTCAAAGGCATCCTCCAGCTCAAGTAAAGCTCGTTTAAACTCTAACTTTACTTTAAATTGCTCTTGTCTATTCCATGTGTTTAACGCCTTGCGTGCATAACACAACGCCCATAAAGACGCGATAGCCGAACCACAAGCTCCAATAGCAGACCACATATTCCAATCCATCAATATGCCTCCAGTTAAAGAAGCAATATTAACATGGAATCATCTCTATGAAATTACAGGTCCTTTTATTTGTTAGCGTCGATATTTTTTATTGTCGCTTTATCAAGATTACACTGTTCCAACGCTGACAACAGACTCACATTCAACTCCAGACTGTCACCATAGGTCAGAGTATCGGGTATGTGCGGTACTGGCGTTTCCAAAGTCAGAGTAGCTGGAAGCGGAATTGGAGGTACTGTTACGTAAACTGTCCGCGTATTTCCGCAACCGGTCAGCAGCGGCAGCAGGCACAGGACGTGAAGCACAATCATCATCCGCAACAGCCATTTTGATATCTTCCTGGGTTCTCTGTGACTCCAGTGCGATCTGCTGTTTTGCATGCTGGTTAGCCTCCAGTACTGTATTGACGATTTGCAGTGATTGCAGGATGTTATTGGTAATGGCAGTTGCCAATTTGGCATTTTGTACAGCCTCATCAGCACGTTTCTTTTCGTACTGATATTTGCTGTAGTAGTGGTTGGCTGACCAGATGAAAGAACTAATGACAGTAACGAAGAAAGCAGAGATAACCAGCTTATAGCTCAACTTCATTTACCACCCCACCAGCCTCTTTAAACCGGGAAATCAGGTCACCGATTTTATGTTCATACTGACCGTAACCTGCACCAGGTAACGACGCCCAGATATTGCTGCAACGGTCGATTGCCTGACGAATACTGCCGCGGTCAATCATCGGTAAAGCACCACGTTCTTGAATCTGCTGCAGAGCTACAGCGTCCTGGCTTTCTGGAGAAAAATCTTTCAGGCCAAGCTGTTTACGGTAAGCATCCCACCAGCGTGAAAGAAGCTGGTAACGTCCGGCGGCTGTTGATTTGAGTTTGGGGTTTAGCGTGACAAGTTTGCGGGGGTGATCGGAGTAATCAGTGAACAGTTCGCCACCAACAATAACATCATAACCGTGGTTACGTGTCGGTTGTCGCCCGTTATCCGTTCCTTCTGACCATGCCACCATATCCAGGAAAGCTTTACGCTGTGAATTTAGTGCCTGCATAAATTACTCCTTCGATCTACCAAATTTGTTACCGATTACTCGCATTGCAGCCCCACGAATAGCATCGACACCGATCAGCCCCACGCCACCACCAATGGCAACAGAAAGCGATTTAGGCCATCCGACATACTCAAGAGCGGATGCAAAGGTCAGCGTCAGAGCGCCACATAGCAAAATCTCGAGCGTTTTTCGCTTCCAGCCACCACCACCGCCAAAATAGGCGATGCGCAAACCAGCCATAACGATCGACATAATCACTGCGCCCAGCGGTGTGTCTCCACGCCACCAACTTTGTAAGAGTTCCAGTAAGTCAGGCCAGGAATGAGGGACATTGTGCATTTTCATAAGCCTCACCTCCGAAAGTTCGGATGGTGCTAAATGTAAGATTCAGGCTCTCTGGCTTGCTCACAAGAAGTCGAGGATGTTTCCGGAGCCTAACAACGAAAAAGCCCCGGGACATGCCAGGGCCAGATGGAGTACCAGATTAAGCTTCTGGCGGTATATCCTCGTGTTTGATATCGTTAAATCGCCAAAAGTAACCATATCAATTAAAGGAGTATATATGGCTAGTTTTACTGTCCGCGTTGAGCTTGTGGGTGCATCATCCGATGACTACGCTCGCCTTCATGAGGCGATGGAATCCCGAAGATACTTTCGCGAAATTCAAGATGGAGCAGGAAACTGGTTTTATCTTCCAGACGCTGAGTACACAGCCGAAAAAAACGCATCTGCTCGCGCAGTCCGAGAAGAAGTTGTAGCCATCGCTGGGACAATAAAAAAGAACCCTCGGGTGCTAGTCACTCAAGCGGCAGATCGCTCATGGCATTTAATCAAGAAGTGAGTTTTGATCGCCATTAACGGGTATTCCGTTCCCGCTACGCCCCTCACCAACCTCAGGGGCGCTTTCATAGCGCTCCATCGCAATAAACGCGGCAGCGATGCAATGCCCCAAATTTTCAAAATCATCCACCCCCGGGTTAGCCCGAGCCACAATGAACTGACCCAGTGTGATTTTGGCCTGAGATCGGGAATCAGAAGATAATTCATAAAATTTCATGGGTGTTCTCCAGAAACAACAAAACCCGCTCAATGGCGGGTTCTGGTAAAGTTCATGCGCTTGGTATCGCCTCGCGATACAGCTTTGCGAAGCGTACCGGAATTGAAGCAGTTTATGGCTAAAATTGCAAGAACTTTTTTAAAGCTGCATCAGCCTTTCCACCAGTTTATCTCTGCGAACAACAAACCAACCATTGGCTCTCGCCAGTTCCAGCCATGACTCAAGGGAAATAACAATATCATCATCCCGTAACTGAATTGTGGAAACAGTGACACCGCCTCGCTGATAACAGAGAACTCGCGTGTCGTAACTTTTCTGACATGCAACTGGCGCTGACGGATCCTTTTGTCTGAAATAGCAGTCTTCCAGTTTTTCAAACACATCCCACGCCTGATCGGTTTCGAGCATTTTGGCGTGACGGGCTGCTCCGCGTTCTGTCCAGAGAATGAGGGAGCGGGCTTTCGGGGAAATTTGTAACCCTCTTAAAGATGGTTGCAAATTTTGTGAGTTACTTAAAGTAACCCGCAAATTTTGTGAGTAGTTTAAAGCTACCCGCAATTCTTTAAGATCATTACCAACAACTTTGAAAAAGTGTTTCCCTTCAACGAAGCGTACTTTGTTCTCATGATGATTCTGGCGAATACGCACCGGCTCAGTGCCGTAAAGCTGCGCCAAAAGTTCGGTGGTAATAACAGGAATCTGGTTATGGGTGATCGGGGAGAGAGTTTCAACAGAAATTTGAGTTGTCATA